TCATTTATATCTTGAGCCTCATCTATTATTAAAAATTTTAAACTATTTAACAATTTGAATTCTAATAAATTTATTTTATCATTTTTAATATGCTCATAACATGATAATACTATTGTTTCTAAACTTTTTGATGTTTTTCCAAAACTTTTTGACATAATATAACCAGATAGTGAGTGTATTGTTCTTATATTATTATTTGTAAATATATTCACTTTTGTTTTAATTCCTTTTTCAATAAAATCAAGTTGAGCATTTTTTGAAAATGTTATTATCATAAACTCATTTGAATTAATATTATTATTTATATGTTTATCTATACAATATTGAATAATTGATGTTGTTTTTCCACAACCTGGATTTCCATAAACTGAGCAATTTTGTATTTCACTTTTTATAAATTTCTCTTGGTCTTCATTTATTAACAATTTATTTTCTTTATTTATATTATTTTCTTCATTTATATTATTATTTTTGATAAATGTTAAATGTTTGATTGTTTCTAAATGTCTTTTAATATGTTTATTATTTTTAATAATTGTTCCACATATACAATTCATTTTATAATTATAATAGATGCTAATTAATATTATAATTATTTTTTTAAGTAGATTGTATTACTTATTATTTTTATTATTAAATTAAAAATTGAATTTTTTATATAAAATATAACATTATTATTTAAATGTCATATATCTATTTACTACATCAAATAATTTTTAATAATTTTAAAATTGGTTCTACACAAGATTATAATAAAAGATTACCTTCATATAAAACTTGTTGTGATAATTTTGATAATAAAACACATTTAATTATTATTTATGAAATTAAAAAAAGTAAATATTCTTGTTATCAAATTGATGATATAATTAATAAAATTTCTACAAAAATAAATTTTCCTTTTATTAAATATAATGGAACTGGTGGAACTGAATTTTATGAAAAAAATGATTATAATAATCTTTCTAATTTTTTTGATTTATTAGAAATTAAATATAATAAATTTCAATTAAATATTGATGAATTTAATAAAAATAAAATAACCAAAAAAGAAATAAGAGAAACTACAGAAATAGATGAAATAAATTTTAAATCAATAGATGATGAAGAATTAAATATTATTCTTAATAAAATTAAAAATAATAAATTTTCTTTAAAAATATATCAACAAGAAGCTTTTAATATTTTTAAAAATTACAAAAATCGTTTTCAACATTTAATTACTTCACCAACAGGAACTGGTAAAACTGTTATTTTTACATTATTTATTTGTTTTCATATTATTAATAATAAAAAAGATATTATTATTTTTACTAAAAGAAAAGATATTTTAGAAGATATGCAATTACGACTTAAATCTTACATTAATAAATTTATTCAAAATAATATTATTAAATCTTTTGATTATAAAATTATTGATTGTTTAAATGAATGTTCTACAACTATTTTAAATAATGTAAATAATAAACCAACTATTTATATTGTTAATTGGGACAAAATTACATCTTCAAATAAAATAAATTATAAAGAAATTAATTGGAATAAATTTGGTTTTATTGTTATTGATGAAAGTCATTGGGTTGGTAGTAATAAGATATTCCAATTTATGAATTATATTAAGACTAATACTAATATTGATTATATTGGTTTATCTGCTACTCCTATTAGATTAACATATAAAAATCAATCTAATATTATTAATATTTTTGGTGATAAAAAGAATTATAATATTTTATACAATTATTCATATTATGAAGCTTTAGAAAATAAATTTATTTGTCCTGTTAAATATGTAATAATTAAAATTAATGAAAATGATTTAATTAATAATAATAAAAATAAAATTATTTCTAAAAAATCTTATAAAAATATATGGAAACAAATTAAAGAAACTATTATTGATAAAACACATTTTAAAAAAGGTATTCTTTGGTTTAATAATAGAACTAATTTATTATTATTTTATAATAAAATGTTTGATAAAATTAAGGATTTTACATTATTACCTACTTTTTCACTTTCAAAAAATGATGATAATGATATTAATGAATTAATTAAAAAAAATAATTTGAATGAAAATGACATTAATAATAATGTTAAAAATTTTAAAAATATTAATAATAATGTTATATTATTATCTGTTTTTAGAGCTATTGAAGGTTTTGACGATCATAGAATAGAATTTGGAATTAAAATGTATTTTTCAATGAAAAATGAACCTTTAAATGAAAGTCAAAAAATGGGGCGTTTGTGTCGTTGGTTTGAAAATATTCCTAATGGAATTAAAAAATGTGGATATTATGGGTCAATAGAGTTATTTAATAATCCAGAAGATATTAAAAAATCGTTAATTATGCGTTTTCGTTCTTGGATTAAATTTATTGAATTAAATACTAAAATATCTTCTAATGAAAATAAACAAAATATTAAAAATAAAGTTAAACTATTATTTCATAAATTTTTTGATGTTGAAACTTTAAACTTTTATAATATTGATTTAGAAAAAGATATTATTGATAATTTAAAATATAAAACTTTTGACAAACATAAAATTAAAAATTTATTAATTGTTGAAAATAATAATAATAATATTATTAATACTAAATCAAAATATGATGCTTGGGCTTTTAATAATAATTTTCCTTCCTGTGATGAATTAATTGAATTTAAATTTAATGATTTTAAATGGCTATTTAATATTAAAGATAATGATTTTTTAAGTTGGAAAGAATTAAAAAAATTATGTAAAAAATATCAAATTGAAAATACGGATATTAAAAGTAGTGATTTATATGAAATTATTATTAAAGAAAATAATAATGTTCCAACTGAACCAGATGAATTTTATAAAAATAAATTTACAAGTTTTAATGATTTATTTAATTAAAATATTTATGTAGTTAATTAATCTTAATTAAATTATTAATCACAATATATATTAAGTTCATAATGTCATACATATATATAATTCATCATAAAATATCAGAAAATTTTAAAATAGGTTCCACTAAAAATTTTAAAAAGAGAATGTGTAATTATATAACTTGTTTTGATAATTTTGATGATAAAACTCATGAAATTTGGGTTTTCAAAATTACTAAATCAAAATTTTCGTGTTATCAAATTGATACATTAATTAATAAATTATCTTCTAAATATGCGATTCCTTTTATCAAATATAGTGGTTCTGGTGGAACTGAATATTATAAAAAAGATGATTTCAATAAACTTAAATATTTTTTTGATAATCTTGAAATTGAATATGAATTAAATATTATAAATATTGAAGAATTAACAAAAAATAGAAGAAAACAAATTAGTAATAAAACTTCAACAGATATTATTAATTTTTCTGAAATTGCGAATTATATATTAACAACTAAAAATTTTATAGTTAAAGAAAAAAAATTAAAAATAACAGATGATGAATATAAACAAAAAATATTAGAAGCTAAAGATGTTGATAATATTGATTGTATTAACAAAGAAAGTTATGAATATTATAAGTATAACTTTAAAAAATTTTGGAATTTTAAAATGATTACAAAAAAAAATTTAGATTTATATTTTAATTGTGAATACAAATATAATAGATTATTGATTTTATTAAATAAAAAAACAAATAATGAATATATTGATATTTATGTAAATGAAAAAATAGAGGTTATTAAAAATATAATAAATACTTTAGGATTTGATTTAAATAATTTAACTATTAAAATTCCAAGAAATGATTATTATAAAAAAATTAAAGTTTTGTTAAGTAATGAAAATTTATTTAAAAATAATTATGATAAAATAAGAATTTTATTTGATAAAAATAAACATAATTTAAATAAAAATACAACTGAATCAGCAATTAATAAAATTTTAAATGGTATTTTAGATTTTTTTGGATTAAAAATAATTAAAAAACAAATTAGAAAAAGTGTTAAAAAAGTTATTACAAAAACAAATATATTTATGTTAATGATTAAACCTAAATATAATATATAATAATGTTTCTATGAAAACAACTTTTTTATCCTTTAAAATTTTTCTACAGAACATATTTTAAAATATCTTTTATGTTATTTCAAAGATATGTATATTTATATTTTAAATTTTTTTTAGAGGTATATATTTTAAAAGTTTTATCACTGAAAAATTATTTATATATATTTGCTTAATAATTATACTGCGATAATCATATTTTTTAGTAATAAATTTATTTTGGGGGTATATTTTATAAAATAGTATATTTTCAAGCTTAATATTTATTTTTATAATGTTCCATAAAAACACCTTTTTATGCACCATTTAAATTTTTTCTACGGAACATTTTATATTATTAACAGTTATGTATATTTTTACATTAAAAAATTTTTTTAAAATTTATCACTGAAAATTATTAATATATATTTTCTTAAAAAATAATTATACCGTGATAATTATATTTTTTAGTAAATAAATTTATTTTGGAGGTATAATTATTTATACTGTGATAAATAATTTTTTTTGTAAATAATTTATTTTCAAAAGAATATTTTAATGTATTTATAACATATATAAATATTTTTTATTTTTAATGTTTTTTTTACATTAAAAATAAAATACTTAAAAATAATTTTTTAATAAATATTAAAATGTCAAAATTACAAAGTAATCCATATAAATTAATAAAAGTTTCTAATGTTAATTTACATATTGGAAATGGTGCTAAAGATGCTTTAAAAAATGAAAAGAAAAAATATAATTTTAAGTTTTTTCATTTAATAGGTAAAAAATATAAAAATTGTTCTTCTGGATTTAATAATATTGATGAATTTTTAAATTTTACAAAACCACTTAATGAAAGATATTATACATATGAATATATTTTTGAAAATCAAAAATGTCTTCCATATTTTGATTATGAATATGAAATTAATGAAGAACCAACTAAAGAATATTTAGATAAAAAACTTAAAAATATAATTATTTTAATTCAAGTAACATTTGAAAAAATTTTTAAAATAAAATTGGATGAAAAATTAATTAAAATAACAAGTTCTCACGGTTTCAAAAAAGAAAATAATTTTAAAATATCATATCATATAATTATACATAATTATTATTTTGAGTTTAACAAAGAATGTTCTTATTTTGGTGAAAAATTAAAAGAAAAAGATAATAATTTTGATTGTTCAGTTTATTCAAAAGATAGACAAATGCGTTGTATTGGTTCTTATAAAAATTTTGGTGATAATAGAATATTATTAAGTGTTGCAAATTTAGATAATTGTATATTTGAAGATTATTTAATAACTAATGTAAAAGAAAATTATATTAAATTAAATTGTCCTGTAAAAATTATTACAAAAGTAGTAAAAGAAAAATATAAAAATATTAAAAATAATCAAGAAATTATTAATAATAATGGTGAAAGAAAAATAGTTAATGATGATATTGGTTTTAAATTAGAAGAAATTATTAAAAATAAATATCATGAAGATACATATTTTGAAAGAAAGGTTATAAAAGAAAATGATATTATATTTTATAGTTTTAATTATAATGATAGAACACAAAAATGTTTTACAGGAAACATACACGAACAATTAGGTTTTTTTTGTTGGATTGACGCAAAAGGAAATATATATTTAAAATGTTTTTCTAATAAATGTAAAGAATGTAAAAAAATAATTGGTAATATAAATAAAATAAATATATTTGAAAATTGTATTGAAATAAATAATAAATATTTAAACGAAAATATTGATGTAAATAAAACTATTAAAAAGTTCAAAAAATCATTACTTATTAAATCAAGTATGGGTAGTGGAAAAACTGAAATATTATGTGATTATATTAAAGAGTTTAAACCAAAAAGAATTTTATGGTTAAGTGTAAGACAAACTTATTCAATGAATATATGTGAAAGATTAAATGATTATGATTTTACTAATTATCTTGATGATGAAAACTTTTATTTAAAAAATAGAATAATAGTTCAATTGGAATCTTTACATTTATTAGAAAAATTAGGAAGTATCAAACCATATGATTTAATAGTTTTAGATGAAATTGAATCACTCTTATATCATTTTGATAGTTCCACTATTACCAGTAGAAGTGAAAACACTTTTAAATTATTATTATTGTTATGTATAAATAAAAATACAAAAGTTATTGGTATGGATGCTGATTTAAATTTAAGAAGTTTAGAATTTATTAAAGATGTTAGTAAAGATTATAAAATTATTGTTAATAATTATGTAAAAGAAGATATTATTTTAAATATGGTTAATAATAAAGATTATTGGATAAATGAAATTAAAACATCAATAAAAAATAATAAAAAATGTTGTATTATTGGACTATCTACTAAATTATTATATCAAGTTGAAGAATTATTAATTGATGATAAAATAAGTTATATAATGCATACAAGAGACACTGATGATAAATTTAAAAAAGAATTAAAAAATGTTAATGAATTATGGAAAAAATACCAAGTAGTGATGTATTCTCCATCGATTGTATGTGGAGTGGATTTTACTGAATTATATTTTGATGAAATTTATAGTTGTATTGTTTCTAATTGTGCTTCTCCACGATCTTTTAAACAAATGTTAGGTAGAATTAGAAATTTAAAAAATAATACAATATTAACATATTATCAAACCATAAATATTTCTATGAATGTAAATTTATATAATTATAATGAAATGATAGATTATTTTAAATATTGTGATGATAATTTTAAACTTGAAAAATCATATAGTTTAAACAATAAAAATCAAATAGAAATTACAAATAATTTTACACCATATAATAAAATTATGATGTATAATAAAATAGAAAATTTAAATAAATCTAATGTTTGTTTTATGACACAATTAAATTTATTATTTATTAATTCTAACTATAAGATAGTATTTATAAATAAAATTATTGAAAAATCTAAAAAAATAAAATTAAATGATGATGTTTATAAAGAAAAAATATTAAATGCTGAAGATATATATGATGAATATGAATATGATAAAATAAATGCTAATATAATGAATAATATGGCAAGTGAAAAAGATAAATTTAAAATGCAAAAATATGAATTTAAAAAATTTTGGAAATTAGAAAACATTACAAAACAAGATTTAGATAAATATTTTAGATGTGAAATTATTTATAATAGATTAATGGTTTTATTAAATAAAAAAAAGAACACTTTAAATGAAGATAAATATATTGATTATGATATTAACAAAAAAATAGAAGTTATTAAAAACATAATAAATACATTAGGATTTGATTTAAATAATTTAACTATTAAAATACCAAGAGATGATTATTATGAAAAAATTAAAGTTTTATTAAGTAATGAAAATTCATTTAAAAAAGATTATGATAAAATAAGAATTTTATTTGATAAAAATAGACATAATTTAAATGAAAATATAAATAATCAAACATTATCTAAAATATTAAATGGTATTTTAGATAATTTAGGTTTAAAAATAATAAATAAAAAAACTTGTAAAAGAATAAATAATGAAAATATATACAGCACAACTTATTTATTATCAATAGAAAAAAAATATTTAAATATTAAAAAATAATTATTATACCTTGATAATAAATTTATTAATAAAAAATTCAATATCAAGGTATAATTGTAAAAACCATTTTTTTACATTATTTTAAATTATTTATTTTTAATGTAATATTTTCATAAAAATTGAAAAACAATTAATAATATATTATTATGATATTATTAAAATGAGAGTATATACTTGTGAAAATTGTAAAAAACAATTTAATCTAAAAGGAGATTACAAAAGACATATGACTAAAAAATATCCGTGTATCACTCAAGAAGAATTAAAAAATTCAAGTGAAAATAAGTTAGAAGAAATTAAACAAAAATATACTGAAACTGATAGTTTAAGACAATTAGAACAATTTTTTTCAAAAATTAGAGATTTATTAAGAGATGAAGAAAGTATTTCAGGTGATAGAGCGTTAGATGTTATTACTGATTTTTTATTTTTAAAATTAATTAATGATGAATTTGAAAATAATAAACATTTTATTGAAACCAAATATAATAAATCAATTAAAATAGCAAATCATGATTATGATATTGATGAATATAAAAAATATTTTGAATGGAAAGAATTAATGAATTTAATTGATACAATTGATAAAGATAGTGAAAATCAAAATAATAAACAATTATTATTTGATGTGGTGTCATCTATAATTTTCAGTGGAATATTAAAATTTAACGAACATACTAAAGATATTTATAAAAACAGAAGATTTTTTATTAAAAAAATAGCAACTGTTATTAGAATATTAAAAGAATATAATAAAATAGATTTTAAAAAGTTTGATGTGGATATAAAAGGAAAAGCATATGAATTAACATTACAAAAAGAGGCTTCAACAAATAAAGATTTTGGACAATTTTTTACTCCAAGACATATTGTAAATTATATGATTGAAAATATAGAAATGAAAATTCATAAAGATGGTTCATATACAAAAGTAATGGATCCAGCGTGTGGAACTTGTGGAATTTTATTATCATATTATTCAAAAGTTAAAGAAAAAGCATTGAAAGATAAAATAAAGTTAGACAAAGATGTATCAAAATATATTAATGGTTTTGAAATTGTAGATGATACATTAAAGTTAGGACAAATGAATGTTTTATTAAAATCAAATGTATATAATACAAATTTAAAGAATATAGATTTCTTAGAAAATGGATGTTTAGATTTTGTGGATGAAAAATTTGATGGTCATATAATTATGAATCCACCATTTGCTTTAACAAAAAAATATTATTTAGATAATAATGAAGAATTAAATAATTTTTACAAAGTTAAAACAAAATCAGGTGTAATGTTATTTATATTAGCATCATTAAATATTGTAAATGATGGAAATCAAATAATAGCAGTTTCACCAAATGGAAAAGAAATATTTAGTAAGACTAAAGAACTAGTAAATTTAAGAAAATATATTGTAGATAATGTTAATTTGTATAAAATAGCAATAAATCCAGAAAATAGTTTTAAACCATATACAGGAGTTCAAACATTAATATTAATGATGAAAAAAGGTTCAAAAACAAGTGAAATTGAATTTGTAAAATTAGATAAAAATAATGAAAAAATGTCAGAAACAAAAATATGTAAAGTATTATATGAAGAATTAAAAGAAAAACAATTTTCTTGGAATTATAAAGAATATATTGATGATGATAATTTTTTACATAAAGATATAGAAAATAAAAAAATAAAAGATGTTTTAATTTTTGATAAAAAAAGTAATAAACAAGCGTCATATGGAAATGAAAGTGGTAAATATCCATTTTATACATCTTCACAAAAATTAACAAAATATTGTGATACTTATGATTATAGTGATTTATCTTTAATTTTAGGAACAGGAGGAAATCCAAATGTAAAGATAAGTAATAATTTTTCTTGTTCAAGTGATAATATTATATTAAAAAATAATAATGAAAACATAAATTTAAAATATATTTATTTCTATTTAATAAATAATATGAAAATATTAGAAGATTTGTTTGAAGGTCAAACTATAAAACATTTATCAAAAAGTAATTTAGAAGAAATAAATATTCCATTTCCATCAATTGAAAAACAAAATTTAATTGTTGAAGAATTAAATATTATGGAAGAAGATATAAAAAATTTAAAAGTGTGTATTGAAAATAGAAAAATAGCATTAAAAGCAAAATTAAATATTTTATTAAAAAAAACAAATTGTGAAGAAAATAAAAAAATAAAAAATATATTATTATTTGATAAAAAAAGTAAAAATAATGCTTCATATGGTAAAGAAAATGGAAAATATCCATTTTATACATCATCGCAAAATTTAAAAAAATACTGTGATAATTTTGATTATGAAGATTATTCGTTAATAATTGGAACTGGAGGAAATGCTAATATTAAATTGGATAAAGAATTTTCTTGTTCCGCTGATAATTTTATAATTAAAAATAAAGATGATAATATTAATATTAAATATATTTATTATTATTTGTTAATAAATATTAATATTTTAGAAGAATTATTTCAAGGACAAACAATTAAACATTTATCAAAAGAAGATTTAGGAAATATTACCATTCCTGTTCCTTCCATTGAAGAACAAGAAAAAATTGTTAAAGAATTAGATATTATTAATAATGACATTAACAGTATGAAAAATTCAATTAAATATTTAGAACAAATTATTAAAGAAAATTTTGACTATCATTTAGATATGTGTAAAAAAGATAATATTGAAGAAAATATTAAAGAAAGTGTTGAAAAAATTATTATTAAAGAAAAAGAATATATTAAAGAAGGTATAAATGTTTATAAAATTAAAAATAATAAAAAAGGTAAATTATATGGAATTTATGAAGGAGATAAGTTAATTAAACAAAAATAATTTTTATAAAAAAAATTGAAAATATTAAATAATATCTTAAATAACAATATAAAAGTGCTTAATATGAACGAAAAAATAATTAATATGTTTCAAGTAGAAAATCTAAATATGCTCAAAGAAGAAAATTTAATATTTATTTTACCATTTATCTTTTTAATTTTTAAATTATTATTAAATTGTATTAATAAGGATACTGAAGAAACTTTAATTGAAGATACTTTAATTGAAGTAACTTTAATTGAAGATACTGATGAAAGTGAAGAAACTTTAATTGAAGTAACTTTAATTGAAGATACTGATGAAAGTGAAGAAACTTTAACAGATGAAAGTGAAGAAACTTTAACAGATGAAAGTGAAGAAACTTTAACAGATGAAAGTGAAGAAACTTTAACAGATGAAAGTGAAGAAATTTTAACTAATGAAGATAATAATACTGATGAAAGTGATGAAGAATTAAATGATTATAAAAAATCAAAAATAATTAAATTAAAGATAGATAATAAAAAAGTAGATATTGAATTAAAATATAAAAAAATTCTTAGATATATTTATGAAAATGAAATAAAAGATGGATTTAGAATAATTAAAAATACATTATTTAATGATATTAAAACATTTGAAAAAAAAGATAAAGGATATTATTATTTAGAAAATATTGGTATAAGTGTTAGATTTAAAAATTCAAATGAGAGTATTGATGAAATTATTAATCAATGTGAAATTAATAATATTAAATTGTATATGAAAATTGAATTATATAATGGTAAAATTAAAGAGATTGAAGTTTAAAAAATTATTTTTTTATATTTAAAAAATTGAAATAATATTAATTTTTTATAAAATAAATAATAAAATGGAAGAACTTATTAAAAAAGTGATTAAAGACCCAATTAAAACGGTTAAAACATTAAATAAAAAAAGTTTTTCTAATTTATTAGATCATTTGTCAGATAGTTATTATGAAAAAGGATTATTATTAGTTGAAGATGAAATTTTTGATGTTATTTATGAATTTTATGAGGATAAATATAAAAAAGTAAATTTAGGTAATAAAAAAAAAGAAAAAGTAAAATTACCATATTATTTAGGAAGTCAAGATAAAATTAAATCATCTGAAAAAGAAATTAATAATCAAATAAAGAAATATTCTGGTCCATATGCTGTATCAATGAAGTTAGATGGTTTATCAGCTTTAGCAGTAAAAGAAAATGATAAACTAAATATGTATACAAGAGGAACTAAAGGAATTTATGGACATGATAAATCACATCATTTAGAATTTATTAATATAAATACAGATAAAATGAAAAATGGTGATGCTGTTCGTGGAGAATTAATTATTTCAAAAGATAATTTTAAAAAACATTTATCGTCAATTAGAAACACATCAAGAAATAGTGCTGTTGGTTTTATTAATTCAAAATCTAGTGATAAAAAATATTTAAAGTTAGTTGATTTTGTTGCATTTTCAGTTGTTAATCCACCAATGACACAGGAAGAACAATTTAAATATATTAAAAAATTAAAAATGAAACATACAAAATATGTTATTAAAAAAGAAATTAATATATTTGATTTATCAGAATTATTAGTAGATAATAAAAAAAATTATGAATATGAAATGGATGGTTTAGTTATTACAGATACAAGTCAAGTTTATTCATTAATTGAAGGTGAAAATCCTAAACATTCATTTGCATTTAAGAGTTATTTAACTGAAGAAAAAGTAGAAACAACTGTTATTAATATTGAATGGAATATATCTAAAAGTGGTAAAATTATTCCCATATTAATTGTTGATGAAGTTGAAATTGATAATGTTAAAATTAATCGTTGCACTGGCAATAACGCCAAATATATTGTTAATAATAATATTAATATTGGTTCAAAAGTGTTAATAATTAGAAGTAATGATGTTATACCTAAAATTGAAAAAGTTATTAAACCTTCTTCTAAACCCGGTTTACCTATAAATATTAAATATAAGTGGGATAAAACAAATACAAATATTATTTCAATAGAAAGAAATGAAGAACAGGAAAAACAATATATAATTAAAAATATTGAAAGCACTATTAATACTTTAGGAATTGAATTTTTAGGAGAGGGTAATATAACTAAATTTGTGGATAATGGATATAATGATTTTTTAAAAATTTTAAAGGCTGAAAAGAAGAAAACAAAATTATATGATATTGAAGGTTTTAGTGATAAGATTATTGATAAAATATATATTTCAATTAATAAAGTTTTAGAAAATATTGAATTACCTGTTTTAATGGCTTCAAGTAATTATTTTGAAGGATTGGGTGTTAAAAAAATTAAAATGATTACAAATATTTATCCAAATATAATAGAATTATATAGTAAAGAAAAAAATAATATTTATGATGATATTATTAATATTCACGGTTATGAAAAAATAAGCACTGATAAATTTGTTTCTGGATTACCTAAATTTATTAAATGGTTTGAAAAATTAAAAACGATTAAACCTAATCTAAAATTAAAATCAACTGAAAAAAAGAAAACTAATAAAAAATCAAATAATGATTTTAATGGTAAAAAAATTGTATTCTCTGGAGTTAGAGATAAAGAAATGGAAAAACAATTAGAAGAATTAGGTGCTACTATTTCCACTTCTGTTTCTAAAAATACTAATATTTTAATTGTTAAAGATAAAACCGAAAATTCAAGTAAAATTAATAAAGCTAAAGAATTAAATATTGAAATTATTAATATTGATGATGTTAAAGATAAATTAATTTAATTTTTTTACTATTTTATATTTTTTAACCTTTTTATTGTTATATTCATTAACCATATTTTCTATTATTTTATCTATTTTACCACCAGTTTGATTATCTATTTCATAATATTTAAATTCTGTAATATTAAAATCATTTAATGTTTTAGTGCATATTTTTTTTGATTCATTAATATCTAATTTATGTGAAAAACTTTCAGTAAATGGATGTGTATCTTTCTTACTTTTTAGAACAAAACCATGTCTTTTCCAAGCTTTACTTGATCCACCTCCTTCTTTTAAAGTTATATATAGTTCTTTATTTGGATATTTATTTTTAAAATAATTTATTATAAAACAAGTAACTACTTTACCATATCCTTTAACCATATGGTCTCTCCAAGCATTATTTATATGTATATTAATTTTTTCATTAATTATAGTTTTTAAATAAAATTTTCCTAAAGACAACCAAAAGGGTAAATTATTTTTTTTTTTATTTAAAAAAGATTTTAATAAATCATTATTTATTTTATATTTTTCAGGATAATCATTTTCAGGATAAACCTTTAAATTATTATTTAAATATTCATTTATAATATCTAAATTGTTATTATTTATATTATTTATATTTTCAATATAATATAATGGTATTATATCATAGTATTCATTATTATTTTTATTTATCACATTAAAACGGTTTGGTTCAAACAATTTATATTTTTGATAAAAATTAGATAAACCCAATCCAAGCCAATCATAATATTCATTTTGTTTAAATAGTTCTAATTCATTATCAGTTATTTTAGTTATTTTTATTTCTTCTGATTTTGTTTTTTTATTTATAATAAATTCAATTTTTTCATCTTTAGTTAAAATAATTT